CAAGTAAATGTAATATAATTTCTCTAAGAATAGTACTTTTACCAGAGCCTGTACCAGAAATAAATAATGTTATTTCACCAGGTCTCATTCCTTTTAATTTAGAATTTACACCTTCTAAGCAGGATGGATATGGGACTGATGGTACGCTATTGTAATTTTCCAATGCCTTCCAAAGATCTTCTTTTCCAATAATTCCTGCTGGAACGTGTGATGCTGCATCAAATACACATTGAAGTAATTTATTGCTATCAAATTTAACTAAGACTTCATTAGGATCTTTACAAGGTAATTTTGCTATTTTTACTTTGTCAATTCCAATAATCTTAATTGCTTCTTCTGTTGCTTTTTGTCCTGCTTCATCGTTGTCTAAACAAAGGACTACTTCATTAAAAGTTCTAATCCAGTCTCTATTTTCTAGCAGAGCTTTTGTCATTGTAGCTGAAGACATTGCTACTACTGGATAAATCTTTTTATATTTATCTAGAGATGCTTGGGCAATACTTAATGCATCAATTTCACCTTCAGTAATAATCAATCTTTTACCGCCACCATTAAACTTACTTTGTCCGAATAGATTACTTGATTTATGTATCCAATGAAATTCTTTTGGAAGCTTTCTAACTTTGTATGCTTTACCTTCATCGTAGGGATAATAGTGAGTATCTATTTCACCATTTTCGCCATAAGAAACTTTTACATCAAAGAATTCTGAAACCTCCTTTGTGATCTTTCGTTCTTTAAAACCACGAACTGGAAGATCTTTTATCTCGTCTAATCCAACTTGCTTCTTAAAGAAATTTGGTGCTGTTGTGGTAGTAGTAATAGTTTCACCCTCCTGTTTACCGAAGAAAGACCTACATGAAAAACAAAAAGAAGTGCCATCCTCATAGATTTGTCTTGCATCATGAGATCCGCATACATCATTAAGGCATGCTTGATTTTTGACAACTACTTTTCCCATCGTTAATCTCTTTCGCTTAAATGTTTAAATACGGCAGATAAAATTAAACCAGAAAGAGCAAGATTTAAAAGATCAATAGGCTCATAAACCCCTCTTGAAACCGTATCATAGCAATTATACATCATTAGTATTACCGTTCCAAAGGCAGTGATACTAGCTAAAACTTCAAATGTTTTCTTCATCAAATTTTTCTCCTTTAATTATTCGATTCAATCGGTCTTTATGTCTAACAGTGATTGGTTCTTTTACATTCCAAGAAACTTTTTCTATTAATGTATTGTACCAAATTGGACTAGTTGGAGCTTCAACTAAACAAAGTGACCATGTTTCAGAATATGATAGAGTTCCTTTTGTCTTATACTCTTCAATACAAATAAACTCAAATTCTTCTCTTGGCCTATACTTAAATAACTCAGCTAATAATTTTGAAGAAGATAAATACTTCTTCCAATTAGACTCTTTACCTTTATTAAGTTTTCCCATACCATAGTATAATTTCTTACCTAGGTAACATCTTCCTAAAACATTGTCTCGTATTACATATATAAATCCTACATGCCCAATACCCATTTGTTCTGGAAATTTCCATTGTCCATTACTTAAAGAATTGTGTACGTAGGTTGTTTTTAAAGTAGGTAAAGAGCCTTCAAATTTCATGTGCTTAATTCCTTTACAATTGGCCACTCATCAAAATTGAAATAATCTTCCGTAGTCCGTTGTAAGTGAATCATCTTGGCATTTGAAAGGAGAAAATATTTCCATTCATCGCCATAAGCTATTAAGTATTGTTCTACAACCTGTTCTTGAAACTCAGCTTCGGTTGTACAGGATGCAAGAATTTTACTTGCCTTGACCTCGCCAACTCGTGGCACTCCAGGGATATTATCCGTGGGATCTCCTTTTAATATCTGTTCATAATAATGTCGCATTGCTTCTGCTTCACTAATTTCTAAGATAACTTTTTTATGCATAAGCCAGTGTTTACCTGGTATACATTTTAAATCTTTATCTACTGAACAAATAATATATTCTTGCCCTACACTTCTAGCTTGCTCTGCCCATATTCTCATAAAGTCATCAGCTTCTCTGCCTTCAGACTCTATTGCAAGACCTTCGTGTACTGCAAGCTTTCTTAAGACAGGAACAAATTCATTTTGTTTAGTTGGATCTGCGTGACGATTTAATTTATATTCTGGATACATGACATGTCTAAAATTATTTGGACCTTTTACAGCCATTAAATATTCATCACAATATACTGTATCTAGAAGCAAGGCTAAGTCTTTCTTTAAATTTTCCCAAGACTCCTCAAGATATTCTTGATCTTCTTCCTTAGTCCATTCAAGTTCTAATCTTTTTCCATCATCATCAAGCGTAACAAACGAAATTCCATCTTGAATTTTAGCCTTCTTTTCCCAACGAGGTTTACAAGCTTGATAGCATAAGACATCTCCATCTATGATTGCTAATCTCATACTACTCCTTTCAATTATTGACTGAGCACACAACAAATTTATATTTGATCTTTTCATCGAATACAGGATTCAATGTTACTTTCTTTACTTTACCAACAGAAAAGAAATGCTCAGTAGGTACAACTACTATAGAGTCAATTGCATATTCAACATTAGATTTATAGGTATATTGTTTTGACCAATACCCTCGTTCATTAAATACAATAGAAATTCCGTAAACATTAGATGTCATAGTACTCCTTCATTCCACCATTCGGGTGGAGATCGTTTAGTCCAATTTGCAAAGGATGCTTTAAATTTGTAGTAATCTCTATAAGCTAATATAGGATCTTCTTGTTTAAAATCATCAACCATACATTGAACAAAATTAAGAGGCTCTGCAGAATTATCCACAACACCTTCTAAGGGTATTTTAAGACACATTATAATATCTTCACACTTATGCTCTTTTGAATATCTATATGTATATTCTTTACATATTTCTAATCCATGCTCTACCAACCAATTATAATTTTCAATGTTTGATCTTGCCCATTTAGTACACGGGTGATTAACATGTGTTGGCTTATACGGACCACCATTTATAGTAGAAAGCATTTGTGCTGTCTCTAGAGCCATTTTAACAACATGTTTATCGAATAACATTCGTGCTGCTACTTTAGGATCTTTATCTAAGACAAATATATTCATATTTATTTATTCCTTATAAACATTGGAGTTCCTTCGTCCATTACATTGCTTGCAATAAAATGAACTAGAAAATATTCAGGACTAATTTCCATATGCTCTTCATGTAGCCATTGAATTAAATTTGTTTCTGTACTTATTATTTGTAAATCTTCTAAATATGCAAAACCTCCTTTTGGATGCATGCCTATTATAAAAGAAATTCCTTCACAATAATACTTTATTAACTTTTCTTCATCAGCTAATTTCTCAGAGACAGATGGATATATTGAATATTCAGATTGAATATCTTCTATAATAGTCCTGAATGAACATTTTACTCTTATTTCGTCAGTTATTCTCATTTGATCCTCAGTGAACATCATACCATGTATTACCGATCTTTGCATCGCCACTCATAATATTAATCCCAAAGAGTTTCGGACCATCTGCAAAGGCTTGTTTTCCTATTTCAGCTGCTTTTTCTGCAAATTCTTCTGGTACTTGAAAGTCTATTTCGTCATGATAAAATATGCAAGGCATATATGGGATATTCTCTGCTTCAAGTCTTTCCATTGTTAACATCAATGCAGAACTACAAGTAATCTTTTCTGCTGATTGTAACAAGTAAACTAGTAATTTATGAAAAGAATCTACATAAATTCTATTACCTGCTGCTGATGGAATATATCCATTTCCATATTGAGAAGTTTTTCCGTATACACTTTCTAACTTAGTCAAAAGATCTTTAAATCCTGGTACTGCCTTAAGAAAACCACTCTTAAGCTTTTTACCATTCTTTTCATCCATATTACCAAAGATATAACTCCATAATTTAGTACCTGAAGCTCCAAATAAGAAGGCGTATAATACACGCTTTGCTTGTGATCTTTTAACTTCATAAACATAGCCCATATCAAGTAATACTTCTGTAAGTATATCTGCGTTATATTGATGAATATCTCCATTGAGTAAAGTATGAATATAATCAGGATCTCCAAGATAATGTGCAAGACCTCTTGCCTGATTACCAGATGAGTCACAACCAATCAATTTCCAACCAGCATTACACTTGAAAAGGCTTCTCATCTCTTTGCCCCATGGACTATCTACTGAAGGTACATTTACAATAATGCTATGTCTTGATCGCATGCTTGGCGTTCCAATTACCATACAATCACCATGTAACATACTATTTGAATCAGTATTATCCATCCAAGTTTTTAAGATGCTATGTCTAGATTTTGCAGTAAGAAATTCTAAGTAAAGCTTACCATCACCACCAAGAAATTCTAAACTATCTTCAGTAATTTTAGGAGAAGCTTTAGTTTTCTTTCCTGTAATAGGATCTGTTTTAATATTATATTCAGTCGGTTCCCAACCATTTCTGAATAGGAATATCTTAACATCTGCTACAGAATCAAGACTAAGGTCTTCAAATGCAACTCTAGAATATTCTCCTAAAACCATTCGCTCTTCACCTTCAAAACCAGAACAAGGATCTATTCCAAAGTAATTTGCAGTGTGTGCATCATAAAACCCTTGTTTAGTCCACTTGGGAGTTTTGGATTCTACAATCCCCTTTTTCTTGTCTATTGCAACAGTCTTTCTTCCAAGTTTAGAAGATAGTGCTGTATAGGCTTTCTGCATTTCTACTTGAAGTCTGTCAAACAGAGTTTGTGCTGCAGCAAGGTCAAAAGGCCAACCTGTAAGACTTGCTTCTGTTGACCATCTTGTTGCTGCATGCTCTGCTCGCATATAATCTTTTATACTAGGAGACTTTGAAATCATTATCTTAAATTCTTCTACAAGTTGTTGATAAACTTTAACAGTCAATTTAACGTCTTGTAAACAATATTTAAGCATCTCTTCTGAGTACTTAGACCAATCATTAAAATCCCCTTTAGGAAAATTCAAAGATTCACCCCATCTAGCTAAGCTATGACCATCATTATCAAATCTTTTATAATCTAGGACTTGAGACATTATAAGTGTATCATGCACATTACATGTCTTAGGAGGAGTGTAATTAAACAACTTTTTCAATACATATAAATCAAATCCTAGAATATTATGACCAACTAGTAATGTAGCTTTATCAAGTTCTTCTTTCCAGCTTAAGTCACCTTCAAGCCAATACTTCATTGCTTTTGTATCAAGGTCATATGCTGCAAGAATATACATTCTTGTACAACCTTGCAACAAGTCATCCGACTCTATATCAAAAATTAATCTAGACATTTTAGCCCTTTAAAATATTTTCAATATCCTTAACTCTAATTGGCCCTCTGTTTTTCACATACGCAACAAGAAACTTAGTATACCATAAAGCTTTTTCAAGTTCTTGAAGTTCAGCATCTTTGCCACCAAGTCTGTCTAAGTACTTTCTAATTTGTAATTCAACTGCTGCTTTAAAGTTTTTAGGATCTCTGAAGTTTGGTAAATATTGCATTGTTTCTAGCCATTGCAAATCCATTACATACCCTTGATAATGACTTGGATTTATTGCATCTTTCTTAATTTCTTGCTTTTCAGGTTTCCATGCAAAAGCTCTTTCAAGCCCTACAATCCAGCCTTCTAAATCATCAAGAGAACGCAAGTTTTTAATAATATTATTAGTACCATTATGATATACTTCAACGTATCTTGGGTGGCAAACATCAGTTGGTTTGATCTCTTCAATCCTCGTTGTAACTTCACAACGAATTGGTTCTTCTTCTGTTCCAGAATCAGAGTATATTGTATACGTATATAGCATTTAACAATCCTTTAAAGTTCAATTAAAAAGGGCTACCCTATATCTGAGTAGCCCTTTGTTTTTAGAATTTAGCGTCTTCTGCCGTTGAAGATTCTGCTTCATCAGTTTCTTCATCAGCAAGCGGTTGAATGGTTTCTGTATCTGTCATTCCAAAGTCATCATCACGAGGTTTAGCCTTATAGATAATATGCTTTGTAACTTGAATACCCATCAATACACTTGCAGTACCTTTGCCTCCACTTGCTTTTGGATATTCATATTGGAATAGTCGAACATTTCCAAGAGAACCATTTCCAATAGAAGTCGGATCAATTTCTTCCAAAGCACCGTTTAGCACTTTAACAGGCGATGCTTCTGATTTGTCTTCTTTAATTGATTTCTTACGAAGATTAACCCTAAAGTATGGGCTGCCCTCATCAGGAACAATTGCTTTAACAGGAAGACTCATTTCTTCCCATGCTTTCTTAATTGCCTTGTCAGTAGTCCTAATTTGACATTCCCAAGTTGGATTTTCTTTATTGAATTTATTATTAGGACGTTTCGGATCCAATTTAGCAAACCAAATTTCACAATTATTAATAATAGCCATTTTTCTTCCTTGATTAATAGTAACATAAGTCCCTCATTTGAGGGTTAATTTAACGGGTTAGAGCTTAGATACTTCTTCTACGTGTTTATCTAATTCTTCTATTTCAGTTTGAAGCTTTTGCTTCTGTTGTTCCAGCTCTTTGAGAATAGCATCTTTACAAGGTTTGGGAGGAAGTATTTGACTCTCATCAATAATATTCATACTCACACTCTTATCAAGTCTTGTTATGTTATTTATAATACCATCCCAATTTCGATCAGTCCTTAGTGCAACACTTTCTTGAAGTATTTTTATACAGTTATCTGATAATGGTACTGCAATTGCTTCAGAGGTGCTTATTTGGACAAGTAATAATTTCATATAATTCCTTATTTAGATGTTTAGTTACAGCTTATCGTCATCCGACATTACTTCATCCCATTCTCCTTCTATAGTTCCAGTCATAATAAATTCACGATCATTTGCAGAAATATTTGGCATTGCGTCTTGAATTAACATTCCACTTTGCCATGCATCAAGTTGGTCTTGTGTAATATTAATTTCTAAAGTTCTTTCAATACCTGTAAATACTGATTTTCTAGTTATTAGCATTTTTACCCCATGCTGTATTAGTTAATTCAATCGACTTTAAAATATTGTCGCAAGTATCTGCTATTCCTCTTGGAACAATAAAAGTATTACCGCCAGCATTGTTAGTACATAAAAGAATATTTACAAATTTTCCGTTACCTATGTATTCACAAGCATCAAATGAATCTGCAACTTCTACAATACTAGCCCAACCTGCGCATAAGGGATGTTGTTCATGCTTTGGTAATTTGCTCTCTTGACATGTATAAATTCCTTTTAGATCTTCTACTGTTTCAATTAAATAAATTTTACCACCGAACTGTCCTTCTAAATCTGTTAAATCCATTTCTTCATCATTATCACAAATTTCTTTTATGTATTCATAGACTTCAATTGGACCGCCTTCTTCTAACTCTTTCAAAGAATTTCCAAGTACTTTCATTTTAAACTCCTTAACAAAAACAATATTCTGAGTCTAATATTAAATTAATATCTAGAGTGCCAAGTAACACATTACTTAGATCTCCATCAATATCTTTCATTAGACTCGTTAAAGGATCTGTAGAATATAATTCCACAAAGGTTTCTCTTATCAACTTAAACAATTCAGGCATATCTCCTAACAAACATCCAAACGAATCATGGATAGTTGTTATTGGAAATTGTGCTCGATTTGTTG